CCCAGCATTCTCGATGCCGTCAACTATGCTGTTGGTGTAATTCTTGAAATTCTTGTAAAAAGAGTAGGGTGCCCGCAATGGAGCACCCTACAGGTTTCATCCTAGCCTATTTCTAGACTAGCTGATAGCAGAAGCCGCGTCAATCTCGCGAATTCTGATGGTCGTATCCATTGTTGTTACTCACCTTACGGCGGGGTAGGACATTTCTGCCTACCTCTCATACTTGTTATTCGTATGAGATCGGACTATCGCATCACTCAATTTCTTGAGCGTCTTCTCACTTAGTCTCTCACGCTGCCTTGCGGCTTGCGCCCTGTTAGCCATTTCAGCTTCCAAGTCAATCAGAGAAGATTTATTACTCGCCCCAATACTAGTTTAGGGCCGAGTGACGTAGTGAAGTGAACCCGGTAAGAAGTCCATCCCGGAATCAAGCCTTCCAAATTCTTCCTTACGTCAATTTACAGACCCCAAAGGCTAATTAGTAGGGTCTGCTACTGTCGGAGCCGCATTCTGCACGACATTGCATTTGCTTTTTGTTACCCTCGTGCGGAGGAGTCAGTCATTTCTGCTGACTTCTTAAAGTTCTGATGATTTACAACGGCGATACATGCCGCTATAAATCTTTCCACGGTTCGTGCCCGTTTCATGTCGTTACAGGTTCCACAACAGGGTACGCAATTTTCTAATGTATACCCTTTGGTATTATCCTGTCGATCCACGCCATTATATAGATAAGGAGTCCTACAAGAACTGCCCTTCATAACTTGTGTCGGGGCGGCTCCACAATAATGACAGTTTCCAGAAGTCAAGACTTTGAACTGCTCTCTTGTCAACGTAAACTCTCGTTCAGCCCGCTTTGCATTCCACCCGTAGGTAGCGTGTAACGCATTGCAGGAAGCATCGCCGTCTGGTAGTTGATTGCTTAAATGTAGTACCACTATTTTTCGCTGAGAACTTTCTCGTTGTAGACATCCGCAACTTTTTTTGAAGCCTTGTCTAAGACGTTTCCCAGTTACTATTAGCGATTCTTTATTTCCGCAATCACACATGCAAACCCAGCGGGTTCTATTGTGCTTTGAGGTTGTAGGAGCGATTACAGTCAATCGACCGAATCGTTCGCCAACTAAGTTGGGCTTATCCATATTTTTTCCTTTAAGAACGGACTATCGCATCACCCAAAAAAGGGTGTCTTCTCATTTAGTCTCTCACAGTGCCCGACTTTTGTCAAGTCTGCTTCTGCCTTATTCCCATCTCAGGGTTCAAGTCAATTAGAGAAGATTTTTTAACCTAGCGGGCTTTCGCGCCGTAGGACACCAAATCGATGTTCTGCCACTGACCTTCACCGAAGGTGGTGTCGTTCTGTGCACCCAGGTTGATGGAGAAGATTCCATCCTGCCCGAAAATGTAAGTTCTCAAAGCAGTCAGCCCAGTCACGCCTTGGTAGTTCACGGTCTGCGTGACGAGGTTCGTCTGGAAGAACCGAACGCCTGTGGAAGGCAGTTCAACGGTGTCTTCGAGATCGGTGCTGATCAGGTCGTCCATCCGCATCATACCCTTGTCGGTATGCTTCAGGATGTCGATGGGGGAATCGTTCGAGTTGTCAGCCAACACGTCGCCCAGGGCGAACGGATGGATGACGCCAACGAACATATCCTTGGCGAACGGTTTCACACTGCGTCCAGCCAGAGACTGAACGGCGTTTCTGATTTGACTCAGAGACAGAGCAGTGAAGCTCGCTGTGGAGTTCGCGGCCAGCTCGACCAGCACGCTGGAGTCGATGCTGTTCGCACCGTCTGCAGTCGCACGGACCAGAGCCGACAGGGACTCGCCCAACTGATAGCTCAGTTCTTTAGCAACATTCTCTACCGTATTATCGATAGCGGTTGCTAAACTGAGTGAGCTAAAGTTAGCATAATCTGCGTCAATTGTGTTTAGGAGACCGAGATCACCCTCGGTTCGCTCTCGTAGTCGCCCACGAGTTCAGACTCTATCTTTAGGAAACAGGAGTTTCCATGCTTGACGTATTAGTCGTTGGGGATTCCCCAGAATTGAGAGCCATACACGCCTTATGAAGTTCTGCTCGTCTTTGAGGATTTTCTTGCCCTCGCATACGAACCCACTCCAGAGCGATTAACGCCTGCTCTCTTTTGATGATATGATACGGAAGTGTTCCAAGAAGAACAGTTTCGATCTTCTCATAACCACCCGTTACGAACCATTCAAAACATGGTTTAACGCTGAGTTTGCCCTTTTGTTTAGGGCGAAATTCACCGCCAAAGTATCGTACCAACCATCGCATCAATTTCATGGATGTGTTAGCGACGGAAACTTTCAAGTCGTAACCCCAGTAGTCTTTGCCCGTGCTAGTGTGTAGAGTTGTTCGAGAAATTCCCATACAACCCTCGGCATCAATAAATGCCGCTAGTCGTGCCCACTTCGTCTTATCATTAGTCATCATCTTAGGTCTTTCCTCCGTCTCTTCTGATATTATCAGACTTTGACGGATATAGTCAAGTTGTTTTTACCAGATCGATGAACTAGCAATTAATTCACCGATTGTGGCGGTGGTGTTCAACACGTTCACCGACAGAGAAGAACCAACGGTTCCTTCAGTCGTCTGAGTTGTGAGAGCAGCCAACGGCACATACATAAACATCTCGTACTGGTTACCCGAATTTTTCGGGAGATCCAAACGCTGAGAACACCGAACAAAAGGTGTCTGGGCTTTCAAATTCTCTCGAAAACGTTTATCATACTTTACGTATCGCCACCATCAGTATACGGGACAAGTACTATGAATACTTTACTGTGGATTGGGGCAAATTGCTTAACTGATTGCCCGCAGGTGAGAACGACATTGGTATTCTCCAAAAATAGTCAACGAAATTCCATGTTGACTATGCGAGTTGACGCTGTCTGGCGAGGCGACGTTGATCAGCCTGCTGTTGTAGCAGATCGACCGTCTTCGCAAAATTCGGATCACTTAGAATCCGTTTCTTGTACTCGTCGGGTGACATTTTGTCAACTTCGGCCAGGGTCAAAGATTGTCCACTCGCGGGTGCTGCTCCGCTGGATGAAGACACACGGTCATTCAATCCTGAGGGTGTTTGACGTCTGGCGTTTTGTGCCGACTGTTCCTCGCCAGTAATCCGACTGGGAGTTGCAGTGGGAACCTGCGTATTCGGTTCCGATTTCACTGATGCTGCTACCACTGCGGAAGCAGGGGCAACAACACTAGCCTGTGACGGTTGGACAACCGTAGCGGGAATCTGCAATGCGGCAGTTCTCGCAAAGGCGATTTCAAAATTGTCGGTGGTTGGTTCGAGATTCCTCTCGCCCATCCACTTAGTAAGGGCCATGCGATTCGCCTCAATGTTATTGAAGCCGTCGCCTACCCTGTCAAGGAATTCGTCGAAACTGCGGACAACCTGATTCTCAAAGAGCATTTGCTGGCTCTTGTTCAAGGTCTCCGTCAGTACCTCGGGCTTTGCCCCGAACGTAGCCTCGGCAAATCTGACCTTAGCGTCTTCGAACTTCTCGGGGTCATTCAAATCTTGTGTCAACTGGAACCGTTCATCGACAGTCAGTTGCTTCGGCTTGAAACTGCCAAAATTCGTGGGCAGCCGAGGGGCCGATTGGGGAACATCTTCCTCGGGCGTGAGTCCCAAACGGGCGTCCCGAGAAAGTTTCCGCATCTGACGCAGAATCGAGTTATTCTGTTCGGTGAACTTCTGAATCATCTCCTCATTCGTCTTATAGATGATGACTTGCTTTCCGCCAAGCGGTCTGCCGTTCTCGTCAGTCGGCTGCCACTCGTATCGCTGTTCAGCCAGAACTGCGAGAGGAACAGCCGGGGGAACAATGGCTTCGACCGCCGGGGTGTCAAGCACCACACCATCGGGAGTCACCGTCTGCACTTCCGTGCGAGGAACTCGCTGCATCCCCGTCTCAGGGTCGATGTCAGGTTGAACGGGTCTCCCTAGCGGGTCTCGCGGGAGTGTGCCCTCAGGATTCAGGACATCCACTACGGGAGCGGTCACCTGATTCACGAAGTTAACGAACTCGGGGTCATTCATCTTTGCGGCGTATTCACTCGCCGACATCTTGTCGATCTGTGCAAACGTGTAAGCCATGATTTTCTCCTCCTTAAAATAGCTCTTGTCCGTCAAACTCTGGCGGGTAGTACGGTCGTTCTGGATCTTGAATCGTGCCAATCGTAGATGACTCGCTATTGGCGAGCGTAATCTCTTCTTTGATTCGTTGCAAAAATCCTGCGTAAAACATTCCAGCAGCTTTCGCAAGACTGTGATTAGATAACACTTCCTGTGGATTGGAAGCATCGGTATTAATCAACTTCTGGTTGAGGAGACGCAACTCATCCTCACAAATTCTTTGCAGGATAACAAATCCTTCCGTGTGGATGTACCCTGCGATAACGAGGCGTTGACGTTGGTCTAAAACCGTCAGGGGTTTCAATCCCTCTTTGGCGAGATCAAATGTTTCCTCCATATCTCCTCCTAGAAATTTTGCGGTCACCCCCTCACGGGCCCGTGACCGACGGGGTCAGATTATAGGACTGACTCCTACATGTGTGGCGGGAAACCGCCGCCCGCGACTGATCCCCAATAGCGGGGCCCGCTCTATCTACCTGAGCGTACACACAAACCTTTATTCAACTGTGGGCATCATCCCTTCCAAACCTTGTTGCGAGGGTGTCCCCTCAACCGTCTCCGACATACCGCTGGCCTTTGCAGCCTCACGGGTGATATCCCGCTTGATGCGATTGTCTGACGCTTGGTCTTCGAGTTGCTGCTTCTGAACAAACTTCTGTTGGTCGCCTTGCTGCTTGGCTTGCATCGCCTGAGCCTGCAGAGCGGCCTTCGAGTTCGCCTGTTGACGCTGCAACATATCCGCCGTCATCGGCTTGATGATGTCGTTCTTGTTCTTCCATTCGCTGGCTTCGAGCCACATCGAGATGATGGGCTTGAAATCAATGTACTCCTGATTGATCTCCGCCAGAGACTGCTGGATCTGCGGATTATCGAGAATCTGCGTGAGCATAACCATGGACTGAGCCATCGTACGTTTCGCAGCGAGTGAGGAGCCCGCGAGGACTTCATACTCGATCTGGGCATCGTGAAACTGCTGAATGGTGAATCTCTTCCCATCCTCCTCTGGCCGAGTAAGGAAGTCGTCTCCCATTTCTCGCCCAAGGATGTGATGGATTGCGGCATCCGACATAACGGTGAACGTTAACATGTCAATGATGCCGATGAATGGCTTGAACACTTGTTCGATGAAGTTGTCAAGGGGTCCGTCAAGCCGAGTCGCACTCGCCCCAGCCATAAGGTTTGCGCCTGTGGCGGAGCGTCCCATACCTGCACGGGGTCCAGCAGACGATCCTTGAACGAGCGTCTGATCTGCACCCGAGGAAGACTCAGTCGCGGCTTCGTTCTCCTTCATCGCACTCCAGATGTCTGAAGGTACCTTCGGAGATTCGAGCAACCTATAAGACTTCTCAGTGTCAGTCACGCTCAGGATCTTGCCGATACCAGTACGAATGGTTTGCGTCGGGGCGTTATCGTCCCTATCACGCAGATAGATAGGGTTCACTCCGTACGAGAGAATCTTCAGAATGGAGTTGATCGTGCCCTGGTCGACCCGTTGGTTTTGACCAACGATTAAACCGAGCCCCATCCCATAAAACGCTCTTGGCCGATTCCACCAGTTGCTCGACAAGAACGGAATCTTCTTGAACTCGTTCCCGCCCGTATAGATGACTTTCTCTTTGTTCAGGACGAGGATCTTGCGCCCACAATCCCAATACTCCATGACTTCGAGTTTCGTGCGGCGAGGGTCAGGGCTTGTCTGCGCGTTAACTTCTTCAGCGTGGAATACAACGCCACGCACTTGAGTCGTGAGGTCTAAATCCTGCAACTGCTGCCCTGGCTGACCATCCCACATCGCCGCTATCTGTCCGTCGGATGGGAATTTCCACCCGTCGATTACGACACCCTCTTCGCCGTCCGCTATCGCGCCCTTGATGTTGTTCTTCAACTCCATGAACTGATACCAATCCATGTAGCGAATGTCAATCACCCAACGTGCTTCGCGAATATCGGAGACTTCCAACTGCGGGTCGATGAGAACTCGGTTGAGAGGACGATGCTCGAAGAACGGCATCGGGATTATTCTGACCGTTCGCGTGATGTCAGGCGGAGCATCCGAAGGGATTGCTTCCGTACCCATTGTGCCATCAGCGTTCGGAACATCCACATGCGTCACAGTCGCAGACCGTTTGAAGGTCTCAATCTCTTTCCAGTCGTATCCCCACTTGAATATGCCTGTGCCAAGGTGGGCCATCTGCTCAAGGCCCCACTTCGTGTGGTTCTTGAACTTACACTCATCCAGAATGTACGAATACAGAGCCGTCTTAGCGTCTACGACTTTCTGGCTCGTACCGGGGCGAGGCCGAATCAACATCGGCGGGTCGGCGTAGAACAAACCCTTGTAGAGTTGCGGCACGACCGCGTTGCAGACTTTCGCAACGGTGAAACGCTGAACGTTCGGCTCCAACACGTAGGTATTCTCGTAAACCGTCATGGGACGCGGCGATTGAAACAGGATGTCAGCGTCCCGCCATAAAAGTGTCCACTGTCGATTCTGGATATACGCCTTCGCCAATTCGGCGGAGCGGCACACCAGAGTCAGTTCCTTATCGATAGGAAGATTGGCGTTCTTGTTGCTCAGGAAATCCTGAGGCAGCAAACTGCCATTCGGGTCGCCATCTTTGGTGACTTGCTCGACCATAAGTGCGTCTGCCATAGGTTCCTTCCTACCCCATCAAGTCCGCGAGAGGGTCGCAATAGTCTGCCCCAAGTCCCGCACCATTAGTTGCCTCACCCGCGTTATCGGGGAAGCTGTTGGCTAAATCCGCCATAAGGCCC